TTCAATATCATTATGAAGAAGCTATTGTTAAATGGATATCTCAACTAAGAAAAGAAAATTATCTTACAGAGGATGTTTGTTTTGCTGGTGGATGTTTCTTAAATGTTTGTGCTAACTCATTACTCAAGCAATGGTTTAATCGTATTTGGATACCTCCATTTACAAATGATTCAGGAGTTCATTTTGGTGCAGCAATATATGCAACATATAAAACTCATGAGACTATAGAACTACCACATAACATAGCATTGCTAGGTAAAAGTTATGATGATTTTATGCCAAGGGGAGGAATGATTCATTATGAAAACTTTGGTGAACTGTGTGATGTAGTTGCTGCAGCAATCAATCAAAATAAAATAGTGGGATGGTTTCAAGGAAGATCGGAACATGGTCCTCGTGCTCTTGGATCTAGATCTATTTTAATGAGTCCTAGTAGAGCAGAGAATAAAGATATTATTAATCAAAGGGTTAAGCATAGAGAGTATTGGAGACCTTTTGCTGGTGTAATACTAGAAGATCGTGTTGGAGATTACTTCTTAGAAGCGTATGATACTCCTTATATGCTGTTCTCTCAACACTCTACAAATGATAGAATTCCTGCCATTACTCATGAGGATAAAACTTGTAGGATACAAACGGTTAATGATGAACTAAATCCTAAATTGTGTGAACTACTTCGTAAGTTTGAGGATCCTGTTTTACTTAACACATCCTTCAATGATAATGGAGAACCTATCATAGAAACACCAGATGATGCTATAATAGCATTTGAGAAGATGGATTTAGATCTACTCGTTATAGGAGATTACTTACTATGGAATTAAAGGACTGGTTAAATTCTATAAATTTTACTAAGGAAACTCCTGAGGATCCTGATGACATAAAGAAGTACCCACCATTCATTATCAATAAATGTTTGTCAGGAATGTTGGATTCTATTATGTTTGCTAACGAGATGAATAAAAATCCTCACTTAGATAAACAACTACAGTATGATTTTTTAAGAAATTCTCTTAGAAAGAAGAGGAGATTTGCACCGTGGTTGAAGACTGAAAAGATTGAGGATCTGATGGCAGTCAAAAAATATTATCAATATAGTACAGAGAAAGCAGAACAGGCATTGAGAATTCTTACTAGGGATCAGGTTAAATATATTAAAAAGAAACTTGATACTGGAGGAATGATGTGAGAATATTAAGTATAGATCTAGATTATATTTCTGGTCCTGCTATCAATCATAATGATGACAAACTTAGAGAATTGCAATCACAGGATGAACTGGATGGAACAGATATGTGGCCAGTGCCTAAATGGGCAGAGTTGTTTGATAAGTATCCCAAAGAATTTTCCCATGAGATAAGTATTGAAAATTATCAATACTGTTTACGAGCATACCTTAGAGCATTAAAAAATTGTAGTGATGTTCATTTTGGGTATGATCATGACAATATACTATATGGGTTAGAGGGTCATACAGATATAGAGATTGTAAATATAGATCACCATGATGATATATTCTCAGGAAACTTTGGTCATCCTGAGTCAGAGATAGATGCTCTTAATAAATTTGATAGAGTTATGGAAGGTAACTGGGGTATGTGGTTACAGACTAAAGGTAGATTAAAATCTTTTACTTGGATAGGTAATGCAGATAGTCATAACTTAGTTCATGTTCCTTTTGCAGAAAAATATATTAACAATTTTAGATTCTGTACTAGAGAACAATATGACTTTGCTTCTGACTGTAAGTTTGATCAGATATTTGTGTGTCAGTCACCAGGATATGTACCACCACTACACTGGCATATGATAGGTACATTCATGACAGTCTATGAAGAGATGACTGGTAACAAGGTAGACCTTAATAAATTTAATAGAAAATATGAGATGGAAAAATACTATGCACAAGTTACAGAGTACATTACCAAGGGAAAAAACGCAATTACTAAATAGAAAATATGATCTATATTAATAGAAGAAGATGAGTGTTGTGACTGAAAATACAGTGGACTGGTCTGCCGATCAAATGGTAGAAGTCTCTCTCGGAGAACCCGACGATTTTTTAAAGGTAAGGGAAACACTAACAAGAATAGGTGTTGCTTCCCGTAAAGAAAAGAAATTATACCAATCTTGCCACATACTACATAAACAGGGACGATATTTTATTGTCCACTTCAAAGAATTATTTGCCTTAGATGGAAAAAGAGCTAACCTTACTTCTAACGATGTGCAGCGTCGGAACCGTATTTCTCAGCTTCTTGCTGATTGGGGACTCATTAAGATACTCAATGTAGATCAAATACAGGAGATCGCACCATTAAATCAGATCAAAGTTTTACCTTATAAAGATAAAGGTGACTGGATTTTAGAAACCAAGTATAATATAGGACGCAAAAAGACGGAGGAGGAATCCTGAAAAAATTTATTTTTGATGTTGATGGGACTTTGACACCTGCGAGAAAACCTATTGAACTTGAGTTCTTAGATTTTTTTGGTGAGTTTATTGGAGACCATGATGTTTATCTTGTCACTGGTAGCGATAGAGATAAGACAATAGAACAGGTTACACCCTACATATACAATCTTTGCACCAGAGTTTATAACTGTTCTGGTTCTGATGTGTATGAAGGGGATCTTAGTGTCTATAGAGATGATTGGGAATTACCACTAGATGTAGAGCGTCATCTTGAGAATGAATTACTATTCAGTAAGTTTCCAGTTCGTAATGGATTACATATTGAAAGGAGACCAGGTGGTGTTAACTTTAGTATTCTAGGCAGAAACAATGTTTGTTTTGTAGAAAGAGAAGAGTATGTTAAATGGGATAAGATGACCGATGAGAGAAAAGATATTGCTAGAAGACTTAAGTTGAAATTTCCAGAGTTGGAAGTTAATATAGGTGGACAGACTGGTTTAGATTTAGGAGCACCAGGTAGTAACAAGAGTCAGATCTTAAGAGACTTTGTAGAAGAAGATGAATTATATTTCTATGGTGATATGATGGAAAAGGGTCAGAATGACTATGCTTTAGGGCAAGCAGTACAAGAAAGGGGCGGTCATTCCCACTGTGTAAAAGATTGGAAAGATACTATGATGAAACTAAATAAAGTATAGTTGCCGTAAGGGACTATACAATTCACACTCGCTTTTAAAGGAGACTGCTATGACTAACATAGAAAGATTTCATGCTGAAAATTTGCCTGATCTTATGGATAGGATCACCAAGAACAGCATAGGACTCGACAATTATTTTGATCGTTTCTTCGATTTACAAACAAGTTCAAACTACCCACCTTACAATCTCATCAATGTAAGTAACACAGAATCTAGACTAGAGATTGCTCTAGCAGGATTTAAAAAGGATGAGGTTAAAGTCTATACAGAATACGGTAAACTTGTTGTAGAAAGTAAAAAGGAAGAAAAGGAAGAAGCAAACTATTCACATAGAGGGATTGCTCGAAGATCCTTTAACAGATCATGGACTATTGCTGATGATACTGTCGTCAAAGAAGTCAACTTTGAGGACGGACTACTAACTGTCACACTTGGCAAGGTTGTTCCAGACCATCACCAGCGTAAAGACTGGATCTAACACAAGGGGGTTTACATACCCCCTTTTTTAATGTATAATATATTTGTTGGTTCGACGGAACTGACACGGGAGTGACTGAATAAACTTACTGGCATATAGCTGGTTAAGGTGATGAGACACAGGTGGTGCTGCTGCGAGAGCAGAATCGACTTACCAGTCGGGTCTCAGGCATAGATGATTTTCTAACTGTAGAAATGCCCATCTATTGTTGGTACACAGGAACCCAACCTCCCACCCCAAAATTTTTGTTATAAAGAAATGTCAATTAAAATTGCTGTGTTAAACGATGGAACACAGATCCTTGCTGACATCAAAGAAGTAACTGATGGTGATATTCGTCAGTACTTAGTTATCAGACCTTTTGAAATTATTTACACTACAGAATTAAAACTCAAAGAGGAAAATAATACAGCAGGTGGTGAGGTTAAAAAGATTGGTCTTAGAACTTGGTTAGAGATATCTGAGGATGATACATACATCTTGAACCCCTCTACAGTTTCTGTTGTATGTGAACCTATGGGTGATCTCAGAAAAATGTATGAAGATCTAACTAATGGGAGGAGAGACTAATGGTTAAGATTCTTGTTTTAAAATATGACAAAAAAGTATTGATCTCAAAGATCAGAGAAGTTGGTGCTGAAATTGGTGAACCCGATTGTGAACTAACAGATCCTGTTGAGTTTGTTGGTGAAGGTGATTGGAAAGAAAGATTGCATAGGTGGCCAGGTCAGAATTTAACAACAGATAATAAGTGTATGATATCATCAGATGCTATACTTACTTTGTTAGACCCTGCAAAAGAATTGCTAGAGGCATACGAAAAGGTTATTGAATGAAGTTTTATACTAATGTAGTTATGATCGGGGATCACTTCCTCGTTCGTGGTTATGACAGAGGAGAGTATTTCCAGTTCCGTGAGAAATACTCTCCTACTTTGTTTGTATCTGCAAAGAAAAAAACAAAGTACCAAACCCTAGAAGGAGAGTATGTTGAGAAGATTAAACCTGGTACTGTAAGAGAGTCACGAGATTTTGTAAAGAGATATGAGTTTGTAGAAAACTTTGATGTCTATGGGCAAGATAGATTCATCTATCAATATATTTCTGATACTTATCCTGAGGATGAGATCAAGTTTGATATCAGCAAAATTCGCTTGTACACAATTGATATTGAAACCAGATCGGAGAATGGATTTCCCGATGTAGAATCTGCTGACCAAGAGATTCTACTAATATCAATGCAGAATTATAATACAAAAGATATTATCACATGGGGTGTAGGTTCATTTAAGAACAAGAAAGATAATGTTGTTTATAGGCAGTTCAATAATGAATATGATTTATTGAATGATTTTATTAATTGGTGGATGACCAACACTCCAGACATTGTGACTGGATGGAACATTCAACTGTTTGATATACCATACCTTACTAAAAGACTTGATAGGATTGTTGGTGAGAAGTTAACTCGTAGGTTATCACCTTGGGGTTTAGTATCACAAAGAGAAATTTATATCAAAGGTCGTAGATATAACACCTACGATATTGGTGGTATAACACAGTTAGATTATCTTGATCTCTATAAGAAGTTTACATATAAGGCACAGGAGTCTTATAGGTTGGATTATATTGCAAGTGTTGAACTGGGACAAAAGAAACTTGATCACTCAGAGTTTGATACCTTTAAGGATTTCTACACAAATGGGTGGCAAAAATTTGTAGAATATAATATAATCGATGTGGAACTTGTTGACCGTCTTGAGGATAAGATGGGACTGATTCAGTTAGCATTGACTATGGCATATGATGCTAAAGTTAATTACTCTGATGTGTTCTATCAAGTCCGAATGTGGGACAACATCATATACAACTATCTTAAAAAGCGGAACATCGTCATCCCACCTAAGGAGAGATCCGATAAGGATGAAAAGTACGCAGGAGCTTATGTCAAGGAACCGATTCCAGGAAAGTATGATTGGGTGGTCAGTTTTGACCTTAATAGCTTGTACCCTCATCTTATTATGCAGTACAATATCTCACCAGAAACCCTCAGGGAGGCTAGATGTCCCAGTTCAAGCGTTGAAAGGTTTCTAAATCAAGAGACTGAGATCAGCAAGGAGTATGCAACATGTGCTAATGGAGCACAGTACCGTAAAGACATTCGTGGTTTTCTTCCCGAACTCATGGAGAAGATGTATAACGAGCGTGTTATTTTTAAGAGGAGGATGATCGATGCCAAGAAGAAATACGAGAAGACACCAACGCAAGATCTTGTTAAAGAAATTGCAAGGTGCAACAACATACAAATGGCGAAGAAGATATCTCTTAACTCTGCTTATGGTGCTATCGGCAATCAGTACTTCAGGTATTATAAACTAGCAAATGCAGAAGCTATTACTCTATCAGGTCAGGTTAGTATCAGATGGATAGAGAACAAGATGAATAATTATTTAAATAAGGTTCTCAAAACGGAGGGTACTGATTATGTTATTGCTAGTGACACTGATAGTATTTACCTTAACCTTGGTCCTTTGGTGGATATTATCTTTAAGGATAAGAAAAGAGATCCTGAAAAGATTGTCTCGTTTCTTGATACGATTTGTGAGGAGAAATTTGAACCCTTCATCGATGAGTCCTACAAAGAATTAGCAGACTATGTTAATGCTTATGATCAAAAGATGTTCATGAAGAGAGAGAACATCGCAGAGAGGGGTATATGGACTGCTAAGAAGAGATACATTCTAAATGTATGGAACAGTGAAGGAGTTCAATACAACGAACCTAAGTTGAAGATGATGGGTATTGAAGCAGTCAAATCATCAACTCCTGCACCATGCAGAGCAATGATTAAGGATGCTTTGAAACTTATGATGAATGGTACAGAGGATGAAGTTATTGATTTCATTGCTGCTAGTCGTAAGAAATTCAGGAATCTCCCACCTGAGGAGATTGCATTCCCTAGATCAGTTTCTGATGTCACTAAATATAAATCGGCAAGCATGATTTATAGTAAAGGTACACCGATACATGTTCGGGGTGCGTTGCTCTTTAATCACTATATCAAGGAGAATAAGTTGACGAATAAGTATTCGTTGATTAGTAATGGTGAGAAGATCAAATTCTGCTACCTAAAAAAACCAAACAAGATACATGAAAATGTTATCTCTTTTATTCAAGACTTCCCCAAAGAGTTAGGGATTGATAGATATATCGATCACGATTTACAATTCGATAAGAGTTTCCTTGAACCTCTTAGAACTATATTGGACTCTATTGGATGGAAGGTGGAAAAAATTGCAACACTAGACTCTTTCTTTACCTAAATGGAATTACCTATTAACGACAATGAACTTGATACTATCGTCAGATCACTCACCTTAGGTGGTGATACTGCTCTTTACCAGAAACTTAAATTGGTAAAAGAAACCAGACAAGAATCTGGTAAACAATTACTTAAAGAGTCACTATGATTTTCTTATCTTGCCCACCAGTGTATCACCTACCTGGTACTTGGACAGAATGTAAAACACCATTGATCAATCACTTTAACTTAGCACCTGGTCCTGCCTTTGCAGTATTTTTAGGACTATTCACCGTAGCATTAATGTGCTATGGTATATACATGACCTTTGGTTCAGGTAAAGAAGGACTCAGAGATGAGATCGATGAGCATTCTAAGATGCATGAGCTAGGAATAGCACATGGACATTCACCAAAAACAAAACATAGACACGATTAATTATGGATTTTTTGAAGGACATCGTTAAGGAGATAGGGGATGACTACACCAAACTCGCATCCGATATTGACGAGAGTGAAGAATATGTTGATACAGGTTCGTTCATTTTTAACGGACTCGTATCAGGTAGCATATTTGGTGGTGTATCTAGCAACAAGATTACTGCTATTGCTGGCGAAAGTAGTACTGGAAAAACTTTCTTCTCTCTCGCTGTTGTCAAGAATTTTCTTGATAATGATCCTAACGCTTACTGCCTATATTTTGATACCGAATCCGCTATCACAAAGTCTCTCCTCGAAGATAGAGGAATTGACACATCTCGTTTTGTAGTATTCAATGTAGTAACTATTGAACAGTTTAGAACCAAGGCACTTAAGGTAGTGGATATATATCTTAAGACCAAGATACAGGATCGCAAACCCTGTATGTTTGTGTTAGACTCTCTTGGTATGCTGTCCACTGAAAAAGAAATTAATGATGCATTAGAGGACAAACAAGTCCGAGACATGACCAAATCACAATTGGTTAAGGGTGCATTCAGAATGTTGACTTTGAAGTTAGGGCAGGCTAACATACCAATGATAGTTACTAACCACACTTATGATGTTATTGGAGCCTATGTACCAACTAAAGAGATGGGGGGCGGTAGTGGTCTTAAGTACGCTTCTAGTACGATCATTTACCTCACGAAAAAGAAAGAGAAAGACGGTAAAGATGTCATCGGAAATCTTATCAAAGCTAAGACAGCAAAGTCTCGT